CATTTGCACGCTTCTCCTCTTCTGTAAAGAACAGTTCGTAATAGGTATTTACTTTCGCGGTGAACCCCTCAATCCCTCCACTTGCATCAATCAATGACTGGCTGAACAATGAGACATATTCGCTTGTGCTTGGGAACGTTAGGTTCAACAGCTCAACGGCCCCCGATACCGTTGTCGTAGACAACGCCAGAGTTGTAGCCGCTTCTGCGTACCGTCCTTCGCCTTCTTCCAGTATGCCCATATGCGTTTCCATATACGCTTGAATACGTGGGTTTAGTTCATCAAACGCAGCTTTGTACACGTCGTCAGTGGTGCTTAGAAACAACTCGCCAAGCTCCTCCGCATTATTAACCGTTGCGCCGTCTAGCTCTGCAAACACACTATCCGCAATGGCAGCACCCGACTCAACGCCAAGCAACGTCAGCGTATCAATCGTGGTTGTCCTGATGTTATTAAACGCATCGACAAGCCCCTCTGATATTCCCTCGTCAAGCTCTGAATAGACAATGCTGCTAGCAGTACCACGAAATAGGCTGCGCTCCTTCTCAAAGTATTCAAACGATTGAGCAGTTAGATCGCTACCCTCAAACGATAACGCAATACCCGCCTGTATCTGCTCCCAACTGCCACCGAGTGCCGCTCCAACTGCTGCCCCAACGGGTCCAGCAATCAACCAGCCGTCACCTACTTTCGATGGATCAGCAGCACCTATCGCGTTCCCTATTCCGTCCCAGATCGCTTTCCCCATCGCCAGAAGCGCAGGAGCCGCGAGGATGCTGGTGCCGCCGGACGTGGCGCCGCCTATTGCTGCGGGGGTTCCCGCTGCGGCATCCAATGAACCAACACCGCCCGAGCCTCCAAAGTCGCTAAAAAAGGAGGTTATCTGTGTGCCCACGCTGGACAGCATTGACGTAATGTTAGAGCCGAAACTTATCATAATCTCTTGAGCTGCGAAGTCAGTCGCCCATCGAGCAAGCTCATCGCCGATGTAATCACGAAGGTTCGCCAGTGCATCTCCAACACTATCAGCGCGGAATAGAGCGCTTGCTATACCTGCTTCAACCTTGTCACTCAGCCGCTCAGCCGCTCGCGCCGCCTCCTCGCTAGTAGCATCAATCCCGTTAACCAAACCCTCTACGATCCACGCGCCGAATTGAGCCATAAGTGTAGAAGGTGACTGTATCCCAAACAGGTTCTTAAAAGCTGCTATAAACTTATCGCCAACCGATAGCGCACTGTCCTCTAACTTGTCAGCGCTTGAGTCAATGCCGTCAGTAGTCCCGTCAACGATGCTAACCCCAGTGTCATAGCCGACCCACTCAAGGAGGTCGGTCATTGTGCTGCGCAGGCTTTCAATTCGAGACGTAAACCCCGCTGTAACTGCGTCAACAATGCCAGACCCAATCTCGCTCATTTGTATCTGCAAAGTGATCCAGAGATACGTTACCGCGTCGCCTATCTCAGCCGTTCGATCTGTAATTACATCTACCGTCTCATCCCAGATGTTTTCCATGTACAAAACTAACCCGTCCCAATTTTCATATATTAGGTACACAGCAGTTGCTAGCCCCGCCACCGCAGCAACCGTTAGCGTAACCGGGCTCAGCAGCAACGTAATGGCTGCGCTTACGCCTGTGATTAAAATAGCTACGCCAGCCAACCCCAGAATGGCAATCCCGAATTCATCCAAGTAAGGCAGCACCGGAGACAAAGCCGCGCCAAGATCAATAACGCCTTGAACAACCTCTCTCAGCGTCTCATAAAACGGGCTGTAATCCTTCGACATAGCAGCATCAAGACTGCCCTCGCCGAACAATCTGTCATTGAAAGACCCGAACGCCACGGATGCGTCCGTGATCGCACTAACAGCCTTCCCCCCGAAGGCTTCAACTGATTCCGATAACGATATGATTACACCAGCCCAAGCACCCGCAAGCCCCAGCTGTTCATCTATGCGCCCAATGGCAAGCGTCGCCTGATTCCCTACCTCTGTCCAGGCTTGCCCCGAAGTCATCGGTAGATCATCAAATGCGTCGTGTACGGCTTCTGCTGATTTAGCCATAGCGGCCACAAACACATCGGCTGTTATGGCTCCATCTTCCGCCATTTCCCGCAGCTTGCCGATGGGCACGTCCAGCCCATCTGCCAGCGCTTTGGCTAACCCTGGAGCGTTCTCCATCATCGAATTGAACTCATCACCGCGAAGCACGCCGGAGCCTAGCGCTTGGCTCATCTGCTGCAATGCTGCCGCGTGCTCGTTCACTGTTCCGCCACCCGTCTTCATGGCTTCAAGCATCGTGGTCGTGAATCCCACAACGTCCTCCGTCGCCGTGCCCATGTCCTCTAGCGGTGTGACAATGCGAGTATACAAATTGAACACCTCATCTAACGGCGTTCTCGTGTCCGTTGCGATTTGAATCAGTGCCGATTGCGCCTTTGCAAAGGCGTCAACGCCGTCGGTGACAAGCCCGAGGCGTGCGTTCATGCTGTTATAGTCATCAGCAGTGCCGAGACCCTCCCTGATCAAAGCCCCCAAGCCCAACGCCCCGATAACCTTGCCAAGACTGACAAAGCTACCACTAAGCGTTGAATTGCTTGTGACGACGCGGCTGCCAGCGGCGTCCATATCGTCAAGGTGCCCGCTTGCCTCTCGAAGCTCATCAGAGTTAACGCGAAACGCTAGATCAATTACATCGGCCATGACTTAGCCTCCCACCGCAATAGCTTTCCACATATCCGCGTTGACCTTGTTTACATCATCTTGCACCAGCTCCGAATCAATCGGACACCTGGCATCGGTGTCGTTAATAGTGTGCGCGTAAACGGCTGACATGAGCCGCAGCGATGAGGCTTCAAAGCCGCTCAATGTTATGTGTGTCATCCGCGACCATGCCTCTATCTCTTGAAACGTCAACGGGGTACGGCCATTGATGCCGTCCCCTACTGTGCCAATCTCTTGCAGAAAAACGGGCAGATGTGCAAAGTCGTCATCTACATCGGGCAGGTCCCCGCCGTACAATTCTTCATTCGTCTGCTTTCGTTCCTTGGGAGTAGTCCTGAGCCAGGCTTGCATTTGAACGTACAAGCACAGCTCCTGAATCACCCCCTTGTGAAGTTTCCCACGTCAAGAATAAACGCCATCACTTGACCCCGAAACGGCATCACCGCGTAATACAAATCAAAGGCGTTGTCAGTCGTTATATCAACCCACTTGCCGCCCATGAATACCAGCCCGCCGATAGTCAGCTTTGCTAGCAATTTGCTGTCTGATACCGACTCGGCTTCAATCTCATCATCACTCGGCGAATGGTTCGCCTTCTTCTTGTTAGAACGTGTTTGCATTTGAGCCAGAGCGCGGCGCGTTTCCTCCGACTCTGGACCCAGTACCTTTAGAAACATCTCGACAGGCAACCTATCTTTACCTCGTGGATGCGACAACACATTCATTGTGCCTGGGTCAAGCAGCGGCATATTAACGCCACTGCGAGACTTCTCTGCTGTCGATCGGTTTAGAACATCAACCACTTTTTAAATCCTCTTCGTGAAAATTACGCCGTTGTTACCCAGAGCGGTGCGCCTGCTAGAGCAGTTTGTATGAGTAGCACGACGCTACGGGTGTGGATGGTGTCTTGAGTACCACCGTCCACGAGTGCAAATTTAGATACTTGGGCGCGGAAATAAATATCACCGCCAATGCCTGTGCCCCCTGGTAGGGAAAGGTTGAACGAATAGATCGACGCCACGCCACTACCTGCGGCCTCGGCAGCTATGTACAAATCTTGCGCTGCATCACCTTCCAAACTTGATAGCTTGAAGGCCACCGGCGCGTACTTGCTGGAACCCTTTATGTCGTCGTTAGACGTAGCGCAAACCAACGTCTCTGTAACCGTCGCCCACTCTCTTGATATCGGTGGAACCTCATGCAATGCGCATGATCCCGTTACAAAAGTCAGTGCTTCGTATCCGGCCGCGTTGTATGTGGTCGGAGCCGCCGCTACAAGCCCGATTGTCGCGCCTGCGTAAGTAGTCGCCATGATAAACCTCTTATTGAATAGTCTGAATCGTAAACGATACAGGAACGGAAAACCACCCATCCATCGGGATCGGCGGGGCTGGATAAGGCGGCGAAACCACCTTAAATGTCTGTGTTGCGCCGACATGCTCACTGTTCATCGGGAACGTGGTGTCGCGCAGTGTGTCAGCGTAGGCCAGAGCATTAAGCTCGCCAACGCCGTCACGAGAATAAATTGATACTTGCAGAATCCAACGGAACCGAGACTCACCACACACCGAGTGTGTGGACGGTTTAACGGGTAGCGTATAGATTTTCAGGTAGTGCGATGCGGAACCTGTAGGCTTGTCAAACGGTACATTCGGGAACGCCACTGGCAAGCTCACTGATGCCGCGAAGGTAATCAGTTGGTCATAGAACAACGCCCGCAGCTCGGCCTCCATTAGCGAATGTTCCTCGCAACTATGTCATCCCACTCGGCGGTAGATACACGCAGCATTCCAGCGGGGGCTTGTTGTGAGTGCCCTTCGTACTCGATCACACCGACGTAAGGTTGGCCGTTGCCGAGACTATACGTATCGCCCACTTCAAGAGTGTTTGTCACAGCATCAACGCTGCCGCCGCGGTTAGAATAATCGGGCTCGCCCTTTTTCGGCGTCCACGAGTTCCGCAACACACCCGT